GCCCGCAATTGGTCGACAAGGCCGCCCATGAGCCGCGGCCCGCGGCGGCGCGTGCCCTCGTCGTAGCCGAGCACATAGCGGCGTTGATTCTCCGCGTCGCTAAACGTGTAGCGCTCGCGGCCGTCGGCCCCGTGCTCGAGCCCGAGGCACCAATGCGGGTCGCGTTCGGGTCGGATCATGGCTCCTCGCTCGCTTCGGGTGCCGCGAGCTGCTCGAGCGCCCGGCCGAGCATCACCCGCAAGAGCCCGACCGCCGCTGCGTCCATTTCCTCGGGCGTGACGGTCATGGTCGACCCGCGCGCCCCGTAGCTCCGGCCCTCGTGCTCGACCTCGAGGAGAAAGCGCACCCGGTAGCGCCGCTTGAGCTCCGCGCGCGCCTCGGCCCGGCTCAACCCGTTCGCCACGTCGTCGCTCATGCCCGCCGCCCAATCCGTCGGGGCTCGTCGCCCTCGATGGCTTGCCGGAGCGCCGTGAGCTCCGCCGTTTGCGCCGCCGATGCCGCCGCAATCTCGTTGGCAACCACCGCCATGACCCGCGCGAGCTTGCGCACCGCAAGCGTGTGCTGCCGATGCGCCGCCGCGAGCCCGTCGATCGCCGCCGCAATCGCCCGCTTCCCGCTCGGCCGCTTGGCGCTCATGCGTCGTCCTTCGCCCATGGCAGGGCGTCGAAGCCGACGCACATGGTGCATCGCTTGCCGCGATGGGCTGCACAGTCTCGATGCGTGCGGCGATACCGCCGCGCGATGGCGCGGGCTTCGTTGCAATCCTCGTGCTTCTCGCGGAAATTCTGCTTCCATTCGCTGATCTGGCGGCGGAGCGACGCTTGCTGATCCACGTCGGCCTGCTCTGCCCCGGCCATGATGCAGGCGTCCATATCCAGCAGCTTTGTCAGCTTCGCAATCTCGGCGCGGGCTTCGTCGAGCGTCATTCGTCGCCCTTGCCGGGCAAGTACCCCGCAACGCCCGCAAAGCGCTCCGGCCACTCCGCATTCGCCGCCAATCGCTCGAGCTCCTCATCGCTCATCTGCTCGAACAGATGGGCATGCAGCACCGCCTTCCGCTCGACCTTGTCGCCCGACACCGTCAAGGTCAGCTCCGCCGCGCGCAACGCATCGGAATCCCGCCGCGCCCGACCCTTCCGCTCCCCCGTCGCCTTGTCTTTCATCCCCCCCGCCAATTCCGCCACGTGCTCCATCACCGCCGGCGCCGCGGCCTTCGCCTGCGCCTGCACGCCGTACTCGCCCCGCATGACGCGCTCCAACTGCTCGCCACGCACCAGCTCGACAATCCGCAAGACCGCCGGGTGCTTCAGCGCCTTGCGCGCATTCTTCTCCGCCGCGTAGCCGATACACCGCGCAATCGAGGCGGCGTCGTAGCCCCCTAAATGCAGCATCGCGACCGACCAGAGCCGCGCCGGCGTCGAGATCCGTAGCTCGTCGAGGCTCAACCCTGAGAGGCTCTCAAGCCAGCGTTTTTGCTCCTCTTTCCGCGCGGCTTGCGACGCCCGCCCGGCGACCTGCATGCGCGCAAGCCGCTCCGCCACCACGGCCGGCGATACCGAGACGTGCGGCCCCGGATGTACCCGCGTGCCCGGCCCCGGTCGTCCGCTCATGCTTGCCCGCGCTAGCATACCAGCGGCGTGCGTGCTAGCCCCGGGTGCTAGCTAGGCCCGCTAGCATGGTACCGCACGGGTCGTGGTGATAGCCGTATCACTCGGCGCAGCAGCACGGGGGTGGGTCGGAGCCGGGGGGTGAGGGCCGCTCGCTGCGCTCGCTAGCGGCCTGGCCCTGGGACCAGCCAGGGAGCCAGCAGGCTAGCCAGCAGGCTAGCCTGACAGTAGGCTGGGGCGGTGGGTGCGGGGCCGGGCGAGCGACCGGAGGGAGCGGCCATCCGGCGCGCGGCGGGCAGCGCCGCGGCGATTCTGCTACCTTCCTATCACCCTGACGCGCGGCCGCTGCCAGCGCGGGGCGATCTGGTAGGAAGCTAGCACCGGAGCCGTGCGGCGGCGGCACGGTCCGCCGCCATCTGGGAGAATGGTAGCGGGTTAGCACGGGGTGGTCGGCTCCCGCTGGTCGCCTTTGGAGGAGGAGCCAGGGCTAGGCTGGCCTAGGGGCTAGGGCTCGACCGACAGGACGGTCGTACGGAGACGGGTGGCGTTCCCCCCCGTTCCCCCCCGGAAGCCATGGACAAGTACCATGCGTGTCTAGTCACGGTGCGTCATGGTGACGGTGGCGGGTGCGCTGCATGGCGTTCCAGACCGCGCGTTCGGCGGTTTTGCCGGCGCCGAGGAAGGCGTTGTTCTCCGCTCGGACGGTGAAATAGGGTCGCGCGGGCGAGGGGGCTTCGAGGTGCGCATGGCAGCGCCGGAGCCAGAAGGCGCGGGCGGCCTTGGGGGGGTGCGTGAGGTGCCCGCGATAGGGCTCGCGGTCGGGGTTGCGTGGCCGTGGGGAGCTCGGCTCGCCCCGGCGGCCGCGTTCGGTGGCGTGCAGGCGCTCGAAGTCGAGTTTTCGAGCCATGAGGGGGCTTCTAGCACGCTCCGAGGGCGGGTTTGAGCCTTCCGCGGGCGATCTACGACCCTAAAAGCCCGTTTTTGCTCGGTTTCGGGCTCGGGAGGGCGGATTTGATGCGCCCGGGAGCGCTCAAACCCGGAAAGTAGCAAAAAGGGGCTAAGTTAGTGCTTTTTCGCGCCTTCCGGGGGCAGTTGGGCCGCCTCCAAGGCGTCGACGAGCTCCTCGGTACCGGAAACAACCTCCGCGTAGCCGCACGTGCACGGGCCGGCATGCTCCGACGGGCAGCCGTAGCCGTGGACGATCCGGGGGCGCATCGTGTTCAAGCCGGCAAGCAACAGGTGGGCGGCCTCCTCGACGGTATGGTGCTGCGTCGGGGCCGCGGGAGCCTCGTGGGCTTCGTGGGACTCGTGGGGGTGTGCCATGGGGGAAGCGTCTAGCAGATTTGCGGCGGCCTCCTAGCCCCCGGGCTTGGCGAACCCGCGCGATATGCTAGACGCCCTGCCCCGCCATGAGCCAGGCGGGCAACGGTGCCGCAACCGGACGGGTCGCCCCCGGCACGTCTCCCCACCCGGCACCGCCCCGCCGCCTCTGGTACGTCGTCGAGGCGCCTTATTTCTGTTGCCTCGTGCTCGTCGAGGACGGGGCCGTTACCCGAACGGCTCCGATACTCGATTGGATCCTCGCCCGGCGCGACCGCTCGCTTACGTGGCTCACGCGCTACGCCGCCAAACGGCGGTGGACGCTCGAGCAGCTCGCCACATGACGCAACCCGCCGGCCCGTCGCCCGGCCCGGGCATGGCCCCGGCGGCGCTCCCGGGATGGCTCGGGCCGATTGTGACCGTAACCACGCAAGTCGGCGTGCCGACCGTCGTCGCCGCCGTGCTTCTTTGGTTTGTGCTCTTTCGCGTCGATGGCGCCATGAAAGTCATTCAGGAGAACGAGGAGGAGCGCACCCGCATGGTCAACGCCATGCAAGATACGCTCATTGTGGCAATCAATCGCAATACCGAGCGGCTCGACCGACAGACGGATAAATTCGTCGCCGCTATCGACCAGAACATCGCGGCCAATCAGGCGATTGCGGCGCAGCTCCGCGCGTATCTCGGGCCGCCCGCGCCCGCGGCCCGCACGCCATGACGCTCGGGCAATGGCTCGTTGCCGGATTCGTCGTGCTGGTCATTGCCGGCGCCGGGCTCGTCGTGCACGCGTGGTGGAGTGACAAGAACGGGAACGGTGGGCAATGAGCTGGCGACTCGCCAAATCCCTCGGGGCCACCGGCACGCTCGGGCTCCTCGGGGAAGTGAACGCCTCGGCGCCCAAGCGCTCGAAGATCTCCGACGGCGGGATCGGTGACACGCGCCATGCCGCACAGAAGAGCGACCACAACCCGTGCAAGTGTTGCGCGGTCGTATGCGCGCGGGATTTCACGCACGATCCGGCGGGCGGGTTCGATTCCTACGCGTTCGCCGAATGGCTCCGCGGGCGCGTGCTCGCGGGCGAGCGGCGCGTTAAGTATGTGATCTCCAACGGCCGCATCTTTTCGGGTTCCGCGCAGTCACACCCGGCGGGCGTGTGGCGCCCGTATACCGGCAAGAACAAGCACGCGCACCACGTGCACGTCTCCGTGCACCATGGCGCCGCGCTCTACGATAACGCCGCCCCGTGGGGGTGGCCCCCGAAGGAATGAGACGGGACGCATAGTGCCGTTTACAGTCTACCGAATACCGCCCTGGCAATTGGGCTATCTCGCCCCGCGTGAGAAGGAGACCGCTATGAGCCACCGCCGACCCGACGACGAATCCGAGCACCTCCCACCCGACGACGACGAGCCCGGCGACGAGATGCCGCCGCCCCCGCCCGAGCCGTCGGAGGGTAGCGACAAACCCTAGTGCCGTTCCTCTCCTCGAGCTCGCTCGCCGAGCGCCCCGACCCGCGCACCAAGGCGGCCCAACCGCTTACGGGCGTGACCGAATGGACGTGCCCGCGAAACGGCGTGCACGTCGTCGAGGTGCATTATACGGCCGACCCGCACAAGCGCGACCCGGCGTG